ACCTGATAGATGCTTCCGGTCGGCTGGTACACCATGCGCTTGGTGCTGGGAATGATCTTGATCCGTTTGCTGAGTGCCGGGGACTGCTTCACCATATCGACGGCCACATCAAACACAATAGCCGCCTGCTGACGGTCGCTGGCGCAGGAATAAACCTCCGCCCGCCACTCATCGTCGTTGCAGAGCATGTTCAGGGCGATGGCAGCACCAAGCTCAGACTTTCCATTTTTCTTCGGGATCTCGATATAGGCCGTATTGTACTGCCGCATGGATGGATCATCGTCCCGGACAGTGCCGAACACATCCCGGATGATCTTTTCCTGCCAGGGCAGCAGCTTGAACGGCTCACCGTGGAATTCTCCCTTGGTATGCTTCAGGCACTCAATGAACTGCGTCACCCGGCGGGCTTTCGCTTCACTGAACATCCTGCCAGCCTCCCTTCAGGACGGATTCCATCGGATCGTCGCTGGCCGCGCTGTCTCCGCTGTTGGCGTAGAGCCGCGCCCGGCTGGCAGGCGTCAGGCCGAACTCTGCGCAGAAGGACTGCATGATTTTCAGGTTCTGCATGGCGATGCTAACCTGCGGCACCTGCTGTACATAGCCGCTGGGCGTTTTGAAGATGGTGCCGTGCTGGGACAGGAATTCCTCAGCCTCCCGCCAACGGGCATAAGCCTGGCAGTACCCGGCGAAGGCTTCCATATCATGTTCGGTGAGAACACCCATGGCAATCAGGGAGGGAGCCAGACGCTTCCATTCCTTCTTTGCTTCCGGCATCAGCCAGGCAGGACACTTCACGTTGTCCTGGGGCGGCGTCGGCTCATCCTTGTTCAGCGGTCGTCTGCCCTTTCCCCGGTCGCCCTCCAGTTCTTTCAGGGCCGTGGGCAGGGGCTTTCTTCCTCTGGTGGCCATCTGGTTTCACCTCCGTTTCTCTTGAAAAGTGTGTTTCTCTGGGGATAGTGTCTGGATACTGTCTCCGGAAAAGTGTGTTTCTGCGGCACTGTTACTTGCTCTCAGCAATACTGTCGTAGGGCAGTGTCTGGCCGTCCCGCAGCACGGTGATCTCCTGATCCGGGTATTCCAGGTGGAAGCGCTCGACAATGACCGTCGCATACTTCGGGTCAAGCTCCATCGTCCGGCAGATGCGGTCGGTCTGTTCGCAGGCGATGAGGGTGGAGCCGCTGCCGCCGAACAGATCCATCACCACGGCGTTGGGTGCGCTGCTGTTCTTAATGGGATAGGCCAGCAGCGGGATCGGCTTCATGGTCGGATGATCAGCGCTCTTCTTGGGCTTGTCGAAATTCCAGATGGTGGACTGTTTCCGGTCAGCGAACCACTTATGCTTCCCGTTGGGGAGCCAGCCATAGAGCACGGGTTCGTGCTGCCATTGATATGGACTGCGGCCCAGCACCAGGCTGTTCTTCACCCAGATACATACCCCGGAAATATGAAAGCCGGACTCCTTGAAAGCCCGGCGAAAGTTCAGCCCTTCGGTATCCGCATGGAAGATGTACGCACTGCCGCCCTCGGCCATATGCGCCGCCATGTTCTGGAAAGCAGCCAGCAGGAAGTCAAAAAACTGCTCGTCCGCCATGCTGTCGTTCTGGATCTTCTTTCCGTCAGCGGATTCATATGCTACGTTGTAGGGCGGGTCGGTCACGACCAGGTTGGCCTTGATGCCGTCCATGAGCGCGTCCACCGCTTCCGGGGAGGTACTGTCTCCACACATCATGCGATGCCTGCCCAGCGTCCAGATGTCGCCGGGCTGTACATATGCGTTGACCGTTTCCGGATCGATCTCGCAGTCATCGTCATGTACATCCTTGTCATGCACCTTGGAGAAGAGATCGTCTACTTCGGCTGCGTCAAAGCCCGTAGCGCCGAGATCATATCCCGCGCTCTGCAGATCCTGCAGCAGGTCAGCCAGGGCCGTGGGCTCCCAGTCACCAGTGGCTTTGTTGAGCGCGATGTTCAGCGCCTTTTCATCCGAAGGGTTCTCGATGTGCACCACAACGCAGTCCACCTCGGTCACGCCTTCAGCCTTCAGCACCTTGTAGCGCTGATGCCCGCCGACGATGTTGCCCGTCACCTCATTCCAGACGATGGGATCGACATACCCGAAGTCGTGCAGGCTGCGCTTGATCTTCTCATACGCGGGATCGCCCGGCTTCAGGTCTTTCCTGGGGTTGTATTTCGCAGGCTTCAGCCGGTCAATGGGCATGGTTTGCATGTTCAGATTCGTATTCATGGTTCCTCCTTCTGCCGTCCTTCGGGGTGCACTAGTCAACATAAACTGGACACGAAAGCATGTTAAAAATAGGACACGCAATGTGTGTGCTTCTACCGACGCCATCCTTGACAGAACCTTGAAAAACAATGAGCGAGAAGTACCGACGGCGAAGAACTCATCAGCAAAACTAACTTTCGTTCGCCGTCGGTGTTTCATGGTATCGTTTTTCAAGAACCCGTCAAGGACAAGCCGCCTGCGGCGGTGGCTGCGTCAGTGGTCAAGCCAATCATCCCTCTGGCTCGGAATCTATCAGCAATGATAGGCCGGAGCAAATTGCTCCCTGAACTGTTTCGGCGTCAGGTAGCTCAGGGAATATGCCGGTCGCTGCTCATTGAAGAAAACAATATAATCATCAATCTCCTGTTCAACATTTGTATTGCCCGTCACATGGAAGTCCATGAACAGTTCAGCCTTGATCCAGCCGTTAATGGCTTCCATGGCTCCATTATCTGTCGGTGTACCTGCTCGCGACATGGATCGGACTACGTTGTACATCGGAAGAAGCTCGTTGAAATCCTTCGACGCATATACGCTTCCCTGATCCGAGTGCAGCACCATCTGCATATCCGGGAACTCCTTCTTCAACTCCAGTAAATCCTTCAGCCCGCTGATATAGGTCATGCGGTCTCCACGCCGCGCTGAAAGCGAATGACTGACAATCTCATTGTTCCACAAATCCATATATAAGGTCAGCTCATAGTAAGAGCCTTTTACATGGAATGCTGTCATATCGCTGACAATGCACTGCAGCGGACCGGTGATTGCCATCTCGGTCATGAGCAGATTTGGGAATACTCTGTAGGGATTACCCGGCTTTTTGTATCGGTAGTGCTTTGCGTGGCTCTTTATGCCGATTGCCTTGCAGCACTTATGCGCATACGGATCCGACATTTTCTTCCCTTTGTCAAGGTATATCTTTGCGTTAAGCCATCGATAACCATGCGATGGATACTTCAAATGATATCCCTTGAACAACATGATGCATGCCACCAATGTCTTTTCCCGCGCCGATGGTTTGGAGAGATGCGCTTTCCAGTTGTAGAAGCTGCTGCGCTGTATTCCCATCATTTCGCATAGCAGCTTGACTGGAAACATGCTGGAGAGCTCCAGGATCACTTGGTACTCTTGCTGTCTAAAGGAGCAAACTCCTTTTGAGCACCAGCTCCCTTCACCTCGTATCCTTTTTTTAGCCGGGCTTCATTGATCTTCGCGCGGACCAGTTCATTGATCAATTCCTCCTTACTCATAGTCTCGTAGTCTTCCAGCTTGGCTGGTGGCCTGGGAGGCTCTTTTATTTTCTCGGCATTCGATTCTACATGCCGAATAGGCAGATGATGTTCAGCTCGATATAGGCGCATGTATTCACGCGCTGTGTTCGCTCCTATCCCATATTCAGTCGCCGCTTCGAACCTGCTGATCTCTCCTTCATAGATTCGCCGGCCTATGTCCAATCTTTGATCCTTTGTGTACTTCATTGGGGTACCCTCCTGTCCACGCTTCGGGCAGAGCGTCCGGTTTTTGAACGCCGCTGTCCACTTCGTCTGTATTCATTACAGAATACCACTTCACGTGTCCAGTTTCTGCCCCCTCCGTGTCCAGTTTTAGTTTACCACTTCAGGGCGGCTTTTTTGATGTCCGCCGCGGTTTTGTTGTAGAACATCACCTGCGTGGAAATCAGGTAGGGCAGGCAAATCTGCTCGCCTTCGTAGCTGGTGGCCGCGATCAGGCCTTCGCCGAAGTCCGCGACGTCATAGTTGGACGCTGCAATGTAGGGATCCAGCACTTCGCAGATACCGGCCGCGCCGTAGGAGGGCGGATAGGAGGTGTTGGCGGTGCAAAGCGCGGGCACTTCGCCAGAGGCGACCGCCGCGATCAGCTGTGTGTTGATCTGGCCATAGGAGCCGATATAGACCGGCTCTACGGTGACCAGCGGGTTGGTCTCCTGGAATTTTGCGATCATATACTCGATCTGCGGGTTGAAACGGTCTTCGTGTGCGTGCCACCATTGAATGGTAATCGGTTCGGTTACCTCATAGGTTTCCGCGAGGGCGACTTGCGCCAGGGACAGCAGCATCACTGCGGCCAAGGCAAAGGCCAGGTACTTTTTCATGGGTTTCATCCTTTCGGTATTTATTTACATGCCTTCTGGCATGGAATTCATTATGTGGCCGGAATGTTAAATCGCCGACAAAACTAAGAGACCCTTTTGAAAAGTTTGACCGCAGCCGGACATTCTCGGTTTGCATCTCTTTACCCTGGGATTGAGAAGCGGACGGGAAAGCCGGACATACGGAGAGGGTAACCCTCAGGCGTATTTACAGGCATGAAATGATATGAAACGGGAAAAAAACAACCAACAAGAGACGTTTTCTCTCATTGATCTCAAATCTCATGCTGGAGAACGTATATTTGCTGTTTTCTGCTGTCCGCCTGTATAACCTTCACCCAGATTATAACGCGACAGCATGTTGATTGCAACCTTTTTTGTAAAATTCATGTAAAGTTGGAAGCGGCGCAGGCTGAGGGTTTCGATGACACAAGGGTTTGCGAATTTTCGGGGAAGCTCTTTGCAACGGCTAAACAAATTGTCAAAGTCGGGATTGACATTTTGCGTTCGGAGCACTATGATGCTCCCGCATTAACCCAAAAACCAGAATACGATATTAACATGATAAGAAGGTGATCGATATGCCATGGTATGGATGGGCGGCAGCAGGGATTCTTGCGTTGATTTTACTGTATCTGTTTTTGATGGCGCCGTCGCGCAAGCGCCTCGACGCCAGCAAGCTTATAAACCGGCAA